CCTGCATTTTTTCTGACATCAGACATTTCAAAATCTAATTCAGAATTTTTTTGAGATGGATCAATTTTTTTCAATCTCATCTCTTTACCGTGAGTCGACCAATGCGTTGCTGCATTGTAGACATCCCAAACCGTTGGCTTTGATCTGGTGTCTCTAACCGCTCCGTTACAAAGTCTAGCAGACTCTCTTAAGATATACTCAAGAACGGGCTCTGAATGAGAATCAGCCTCATTCAATGCTCTGGCCTTAACTGACTTTGATTTTTTTGCGATGGTACTTTTAACGACATCCGCAACCGCGTCCCACTCAACTTTTTTAGTAGTCCAATGTTTAAATTTTTCTTGATCACTTTTAAACATTTCCGCAGCATTAGATAACTTAGCAATCTCAGAAGTTAAACTGAAACCGCTAGTATGTTTTTTAGTTATCACCATTGCAAACTGACCTGAGACTAACCCATTCATGCAAACTGAATTGATTGCACCGAATGCTGAAAACCACGGCCATGAACCATCGAAAGAGTTAAACAAATCTAACTTTAACGAAATCATTTCATTGTCTGAAACTTTGAATTGATAATTGTTAAAGATAATTGATCGTCTAGCTTTTCGACCATTCTCTAAAACTTGATCGTCGACTGTTACATCTGAGCAATCAAGATTTTTTAATAAGACATCATTATAGCTTTCTAAAATATTGAAAGTATTTTGAGCCTTATATTTATCAGAGTGCACACCCACAACTTGAGATGCAACTCTTTCACCACTTTCAGTAGTGTAGCCTTTACGTACTAGAACCTGTTTACCAACCGCGTTGTTACAGAATTCACCAGGGTGAACTGGATCTGGAACTTGCAGAGTAACAGGCGCAACATCAAAATCGAATGCTGCTAAGTTTTTTATATCAGTATGTTTCATAATATATTTCACTTTCTAATACCCACAAATCAGGCAACCCCCTTTTACCATACAACAAAGTATATTCCACTAAATAACAACGATGTACGATTTGTCGCACCTACTACATATAGTAGGTGACCACGAACCACTGTTCATTTTACGCGGGTTTTTGTGTTGCATAAATACAACAAACCACAACATATAGCGTTGCAAAAATACAACACAACCGAGGCGCGAAAAAGGGCGGGGAGCCCGCCCCCTAACCCCACCCATATTAAAAAAAAATAAAAAAAACCGAGGCGACTTTTTGGGTCGCCTCGGCGGTCGGACAAGACCTGCAGGTCTCGTTATCCTAGTCTACTGTATTGCAGACCTTGTGCTACTGGATGGATATCTTCTTTTACTTTGTCAGCATATTCAGTTATTACATACCGTTTACGTCTGACACCTGTCATGCTACTCATGTTATCTAGAGTATCCATCGGTCTTACATTGTATTTTCTTTTGTATTCAGAAGCACACCATTCGAGCATGTCCTCTTCTGAACCAAAGTCTATACAAAGTCTGTAATGTACTTTGTTTTTAGACATCGTACTTGTCCTTTCTCAGCTATCTCATCAGTACAGCTTGCTGAAGGCTGCAGAGCGGGGCCGAAGCCCCGCTTTCGATTTATTTTTTCTTGACTATCTCTAGTCCTTCTTGCTCCATCCTTGATGCAATGTGATTGTTGCAGATGAAGAACCCAAGCCACAGAAGTCTTTTCTCTTCTGGTATGTGTCGGTCGAAGAACTCAACTACTTCATCTTGGGTCTCAAGGGTGACCACGAACCCGTTCTTTGGTATTTGCATCTTTCTGCCTTTCTGCGGGGCTTTCGCCCCGCTGTTGTTGTTTAACTTACTTTCTGTAAGTTTATACTAGACACTCGGTATTCTGTGTCTTTGTCCGCCCTCAAGTTATTAGCTTGAGCAAGAGCCTCGGCTGTCTTGTAGTCCTCGTACCCTTCGTAGTTTTCTACTTCGAGTTTCGGACGCTTTGCGCCGTAAGTTCTTTTCTCAGCTTTAGTTACAAAGTATATTGTTTTCATTCTGTATTACCTCCTTTCTAACTATTCTTGCAGATTACCACAGCTATTTTTAATGTGTATTGTTATTACTGCATATCAGACATGCACAAAACGCATGGCTTACGGCATCGTCAAAAACCGAGGCATGGTTAAGGGCGGGGCAAGCACGCCCCCTAACCCCACCGACAGTAAATAGAGGTACCAGACCGATTTTCAAATTTGAACTTTTTTATTTTACTAATCCCATATATAATTATAGGGATCCTAAGCTAACCCTTATATAGCTGGATTTATACATAGATATACGGTAAAAACTTTTTGGTTCCATATGGCAATAGATTTAGAAAAATTTGATAAATTACCAGAACCTGTCAAAAGAGAATTTCAAAAAACTCTTTTGCAATGGCAACAAGCGGTAAAAGTAGAAAAAGCACAAAACGATTTTATGTCGTTTGTAAAATATGTTTGGCCAGAATTTATTGAAGGTTACCATCATAAAAAAGTTTCAGAAGTTTTTAATAAATTAGCTACAGGTGAAATTAAACGAGTTATTATTAATATGCCGCCTAGGCATACTAAATCTGAATTTGCATCCTATTTGTTACCTGCATGGATGGTAGGACGTAATCCAAAATTAAAAATAATTCAAACCACGCACACCGCAGAACTAGCCGTGCGTTTTGGTCGTAAGGCTAAACATCTTATTGATTCAGAAGAATACAAAGAAGTTTTTAATACAACGCTTAGAGAAGACAGTCAGGCCGCAGGACGTTGGGAAACTTTACAGGGTGGTGAATATTTTGCAGCAGGTGTTGGCGGAGCCATCACAGGTCGTGGTGCGGATTTATTAATTATTGATGACCCACACTCGGAACAAAATGCGTTGTCAAAAGATTCTATGGAAAAAACTTATGAGTGGTACACCTCAGGACCACGTCAGCGTTTACAGCCAGGAGGAGCCATTGTTTGCGTTATGACGCGTTGGGCAACCAATGATTTAACAGGAAAACTTGTTGAAGCTCAAAAAAACAATAATACCGATCAATGGGAGGTGATTGAGTTTCCAGCGATCTTACCATCAGGTAATCCTTTGTGGCCAGAATTTTGGAAGCTTAAAGAATTAGAAAAACAAAAAGCCGTATTACCTGTAACAAAATGGAATGCGCAATGGATGCAAAATCCTACATCAGAAGAAGGTGCAATCTTGAAACGTGAATGGTGGCAAGATTGGGATAAAGATTATTTACCTCCTTTAGAACATGTTATTCAGTCCTACGATACAGCATTTCTTAAAAAAGAAACGGCTGACTATTCAGCGATTACAACGTGGGGTGTTTTCACTTTAAATGAGGATTCAGGTAAACAATTAATTTTATTAGATTCTATTAAAGGACGATATGAGTTTCCAGAACTACGTCGTGTTGCATTAGAACAATATCGTTATTGGCAGCCTGAAACAGTTATTATTGAATCCAAAGCGTCAGGACTACCTTTAACATACGAACTAAGAAAGACAGGTATACCCGTAATTAACTTTACACCAAGCAGAGGAAATGATAAGCATGCAAGAGTAAACTCGATCGCACCACTACTTGAAAGTGGATGCATATGGGCGCCCAAGAGAGAAAACTTTGCACAGGAAGTTATTGAGGAGTGTGCTTCCTTTCCTTTTGGCCAACACGATGATTTAGTGGATAGTACAACTCAAGCTATTCGTCGTTTTAGGGAAGGTGGTCTTATGGATCATCCAGAGGATTATGAACAGGAAGAACTTGAACAGAAAAAAAACGTCTACTACTAGACTTACACGAACCGTACCACCCAAATCAGGTCCCAATCCACAGGGCTTGAATATTCCAACTAAACAAGCTAAAACAGTAAGATTGGAGAAAATTTAATGGCAGAAATCGATAAGGCGTTACCCAACGTCGAACAAACAATTAAACTTGATAGTCCTCAAGAAGTTGTAGAAACAGCAACTGAAGAATTACAAGATATTCCACAACCAGGTGACATTGAAGTTACTCAAACTGAAGATGGTGGAGCAGAAATTAGTTTTGAACCAGGAGCGGTAAACCAACCTGGAACAGAAAATCATTTTGACAATTTAGCAGAACTATTACCCGATAATGTTTTAGACCCTATTGGTTCTGACCTTTACAAGAATTATCAGGATTACAGAATGTCAAGACAAGATTGGGAAAGAACTTACACAGAAGGTTTAGATCTTTTAGGATTTAAATATAACGATCGTACGGAACCTTTTAAAGGAGCGTCAGGAGTAACCCATCCTGTTTTAGCGGAAGCCGTAACACAATTTCAATCACAAGCGTATAAAGAATTATTACCAGCCGATGGCCCAGTCAGAACAAGAGTTATTGGCGCCATTGATATGATCAAGGAACAACAATCACAACGTGTCCAAGAATTTATGAATTATCAACTCATGTACAAAATGAAAGAATATGAACCTGAGTTTGATCAAATGCTTTTCTATCTGCCCTTAAGCGGTTCTTCTTTTAAGAAAGTTTATTATGATGATCTTTTAGGAAGAGCCGTTTCCAAATTTATTCCCGCAGATGATTTAGTCGTGCCTTACTCTGCAACTTCTTTAGAAGACGCAGAAGCAATTATGCATGTTATAAAAATTTCTGAAAATGATTTACGTAAACAACAAGTCAACGGTTTCTACAGAGATGTTGAACTTTCCTCTCCCTACAATCAAGAAACAGATGTTGAGAAAAAAGAACACGAACTTTCAGGTGAAAGAAAAACTGCAAACGAAGATATTTATACTTTAATTGAATGTCATGTAAATTTAGACCTTGAAGGTTTTGAAGATCGAACTGTAGATGGAACGGAAACAGAAATTAAACTTCCCTATATTGTTACCATTGAAGAAGGTTCAAGAAAAGTTTTATCGATTAGAAGAAACTATCAAGCCGACGATCCAATGAAAAGAAAAGTTTCTTATTTTGTTCATTTCAAATTTTTACCAGGTTTAGGATTTTATGGTTTCGGTCTCATACATATGATTGGAGGGTTATCCCGTACGGCGACCGCAGCTTTAAGACAGCTCTTAGATGCGGGAACGTTATCTAATCTGCCAGCTGGATTCAAAATGAGAGGCATCAGAATTAGAGATGATGCGCAAAGTATTCAACCAGGAGAATTTAGAGATGTGGATGCACCAGGCGGAAGTCTGAGAGATGCATTTATGCCACTACCCTTTAAGGAACCATCTGGAACATTATTACAGTTAATGGGAATTGTTGTAAACGCAGGTCAACGATTCGCGGCTATCGCAGATATGCAAGTGGGCGACGGAAACCAACAAGCAGCCGTGGGTACAACGATGGCACTCTTGGAGCGTGGTTCGCGGGTTATGTCTGCCATCCATAAAAGATTATATGCTTCATTAAAAAATGAATTTGAATTATTAGCAAAAGTATTCTCAAGTTATTTACCAGCACAATATCCGTATGACGTGGTCGGTGGTCAGCGGTTTATTAAGGTTCAAGACTTTGATGACAAAGTAGATATTTTACCCGTTGCAGATCCGAATATTTTTTCTCAATCGCAACGAATTACATTAGCGCAAACTGAGCTGCAACTCGCAAGTTCTAATCCACAAATGCACAACATGTATAATGCATATCGTCAGATGTACGAAGCCTTGGGTGTAAAAGACATTGATCGTATTTTACCTCGTCCCGCACCTGAAGCTCCAAAAGATCCTGCATTAGAGCATGTTGATGCGTTAGGAAATAAACCTTTTAAAGCGTATCGTGGTCAAGATCATAGAGCGCATATTACTGCGCATTTAAATTTCATTTCTACGAATATTGCACGAAACAATCCTGTCATTATGGCAGCATTAGATAAAAATATTTTAGAGCATATTAGTTTAATGGCTCAAGAACAGGTTGAATTAGAATATTCAGATCGATTACAGATGTTGGCTCAAAATCCTCAGATGTTACAAGAATTTGAAGCAAGAAAAGCAAAAGTCATTGCTGACATTATGGGTGAATTTGCGTCTGAAGAAAAAGAAATTACTTCACAATTCGATAATGATCCTATTGCAAAACTAAGAGCAAGAGAATTAGACATTAGAGCAATGGAAAATGAGCGTAAAAAACAGTACGATGAAGAAAAATTAAACTTAGATCGTATGAAAGCGTTACAAAACAAAGATTATCAAGAAGATAAGCTTGAACAGAACGAAGATTTAGCAAAATTACGTGCTGGTGTGTCTATCGCAAAGCAACAAATGTCCAATATGAACAAAGATAGAGGTTTCTAGTGGGAAAAAAGATGACAGATCCACAAAAAAAGGTTAAAAAGGTTCTTAAAGAGTTTAAAAAAGGAACTCTTAACATTGGAAAATCGCCAAAGAAGGTAAAAAACAAGAAACAAGCAATTGCCATTGCACTTTCTGAAGCGGGTTTATCAAAAAATAGGAGAAAAACATGAAAAAAGAAGTAGATTTTAAAAAGTTCGTGAACAAAGATGGTTATGCTAAAGGAGGAATTGAAGTTGAAATGTCAAAACCAAATGAAACGCAAACTGAGAAGGTTCAAGGACAAAAAAGAATGCTGAAGGAAAAGCAGAGAACCGCTAAGTGGTATTAATATGTGGTTCAGTGCTATTAAATTAGCCGCTACAGCTGGCTCACACATTTTTAAAAAACGCCAAGAGACAAAAATGTTAATGGCGGATGCACAAATGCGCCATGCTCAAAAAATGGCAAACGGCGAAGCTGAATATCAAGGCAAATTATTAGAAGCAAGACAATCGGACTGGAAAGACGAATTCATTTTGCTTTTATTGTCGGCGCCTATCGTTATGTTAGCTTGGGCAGTTTGGTCAGATGACGTAACAGCAATGGACAAGATGAAATTGTTCTTTGAATATTTTAGTGATTTACCTTTTTGGTATCAAACTATATTTGTAGGAGTTATCGCGAGCGTGTATGGTTTAAAAGCAACAGACTTAATTAAAAGGAAATAGTATGCCTAAAGATTTAGAATTATTAAATGAACCCAAATTTAAAAAGACTCCAAAAGAGCGAAAACAAGAAAAAAAATTTGGATCAGAGCAGGGTGATTTTATCGTCCCTATGGTTGGAGTTCTTGGCGGCGGTGTGTCTGTTTCTGGTGGTGCATCTTATGGCACAGCTAAAAAACTAGAAAAAAAATACAAAGAGGAAGCAGAGAAAAAGAAAAAAGAAGAAGAGAAAAAATCTAAAAAAGAAACTAAAAACAAAGAAGAAAAAGAAGTTGAAGTAAAAAGAGAAGAAAAATTTATGGGTGGACTTGTAAGGTCAGGTAAACCTAAACTAGCAAAAAAAGGATGGAAATAATGCTAAAAAAAATAAAACAAAAACTATGTGAAATGGTATGTAAAATTTTCGGTATTACACAATGTTTGTGTAGTCACGATTGTAATTGTAAAGGAGAAAAATAATGCCAGGAACTATGATGAAAAAAAATACAATGAAAAAAAGAATGATGAAAAAAGGAGGAGGTGCTTTAAAACCTGTTCCCGCAGATAATAAAGGACTACCTAACTTACCTAAACAAGTTAGAAATAAAATGGGATTTATGAAAAGTGGCGGAAGAGTTAAAAAAATGTATGGGGGAAAGGTTAAGAAAAAATAATGGCTAAGCTTTGTGCAAAAGGAAAAGCAGCAGCAAAGCGTAAATTTAAAGTTTACCCCTCTGCCTATGCAAACATGTATGCATCGGGAGTTTGTTCTGGTAAAATAAAACCAGGCGGACGTAAAAAGAAAGCAATGGGAGGTTCCATGTCAAAAGGAAACTACACAAAAGGTTGTGGTAAAGTTATGGCAGGAAAAAGAAAACAGTATAAAAATGTCTAAAGGTGGCCTAAGAAAATGGGTAAAAGAAAAATGGGTCGACATTGGAGCTCCGAAGAAGAATGGGCAGTATCAACCATGCGGGAGATCAAAAGGCTCGAAAAGAAAATATCCGAAATGTGTCCCTCTTGCAA